GCCCGTATAACCTCCACAGCTAATCACATTATCCGTGCCAGCATTGCCAAACCCGCCCGCGTCGTGGGCGAAGATGTAGGCGACGTAGGTGCCGCCGCTGGCGTTAACCGTGGTATCGGTGCCAACGCTGAACACCGTGCTGGTGGGCGTTGTGCTGTTCCAACGTGTTGCTCCGGTTGCCGCAGCCGCAGTACTGTTCAGCACCATATACTGCGTGTTGGCAAGGCTGCGGTGATAGACTTGCCAATCTGCCGCCGCATCAGTGCGCTTTACAAAGATGCAGCCCGGCACTGAGCCGAGGTTATGGGCAATAGTGCGGTTAGCGCCCGTGCCGGTGTAGGTTACGATGTCAAAGAACTTCGGCTGCTCGCGGAAGGTCCAAGAGGCAAATGTCCACCCGTTTGATGTGATTGCTCCTCCGCCAGAAACTAAATTTGCATTAAAACCATTGGAGTTATAGCTGACGTAATCAACAAAACCTCCAGTGCTTTCCGCATTTGTTGAATTACTAAATAAAGTTTTAGCATTAGCGGATGAGCCGGGGCGATTGGTGTCTGAGAGATTATTATTGCCCGCTGCATCGCGGCGCTTAATCCAAACCAACCCACCTTGACCCGCCAAATCAATCCCATTCGTGATCGTCTGCGTGGAGCCGTTACCCGTGTAAAGCCACGTCGAGAACACGTCCTCGATGTAGTTTGCGGCGGTCGAAACCTGGGTTGTATTCGCGCTAAACATTACAGGTAATTCTGCCCAGAAACTGAACCAAGCCAATTCGTACCGTCAGCCGTGAACACAAACTTATCCCCCTTACTGGCTGTCGCCGTGATGGTCGGCGCTGTTGAAGAGGGCCACTTAACCGTAGCAGGCCATGTCACAGTTCTAGAACCAGTCGCGTCTTGCTTGAGGAACATCATGAAGGATTGCCCAGCAGTGGCGGTTGGGAACGTAAACGTGCAGTTACCCGTCAGCGTCAGAATTTGCAAGGTGCCGTTGGCTAGAGCCACCGTGTAGGCCGTGCTTGTGTTGGCCGTGACAGTTTCTTCCGTGTAGCCATCGTTGATGGTTGGCGCTGAAAATGTGGGAGATGTAAAAGTGCTTGATGTGATGGTGGCGTTGTTAATGGTGCCGCCAGTTACAACTACGTTGGCAAGGCTGTTGGTGCCATTGCCGATGCCGTTCACGCCGTTCACGACGGTCGTAAAGTTGTTGTCCAACTGCGACAGCGGAATAACCGTTGTAGCCGTGGCAAACGTGTTAGGGATCGTGATGGGAAGTGGCATTAGAACCTCGCTCTGAGTTCGTATTCAAGTTCAAGAGTGTTTAACGTAAACAAAGCATTAGACGCCGTAATCGTCAAACCTAGGTACTTGCCATACTGCTGAGCATCCGCCTTGTACAGCAGATAGCCCGTGTTGGTCCAATTTATAACCGCGCTACTGTTGTTTGTCCACGGAATCGTGGTTCCAGCGTTGTTGACCCAGCTAAGGTAACCAACATTCAACGCGACCGGGTTAGAGCTAGTCTCACTATCAATCGTGGCTGCAAACGTGCCAACAGTGCTCGTTGTAGCCTCTATGGCCGCTTTCAGCGCCTGTTTGTCCCTAATTGGGTCATTCATCGGCCACAGCGCGCTACGCACAATGACGTTAGCGCCTACCGTGCTGCTGTTGTACAGCCTGAAAAGGCCCGTGCTGGTGGTGCCATAAAGGCTTATTACGCCGCCCGCGGGAATGCTAGTCACATAGGTCAACGCACCCTGCGACGTAAAAAACCACCGCTTGTCAAAGAACACGGCCTGGATTTGCCGCGCGCTGGACAACGGATCGTTGTAGGTAAACGACCAAGCCGCGCACAGAATGTTGTTAATCAGCACCTGGCCGCCCGTCACCGGCTGCGTAAAGTCGATCAGCGGGAAAATGGCATCAAGCTCGTTGCTCAATTTGGTAGTGGTGCTGCCCACCAGCGCGTAAACGCCGTAGTCGTTCATAAACAGCACAGAGCGGAAATACGGGAAGATGGTCATTTCCCGCTTGCTGCCCACCGAGGCCGTGACGTTGGTGTTGGTGAAGATCGTGGTACCGTTCGTTTGTACACGAACATCTGAAAACACGTTGATGCTGCTATCGCCAAAAATGTACAAGAAGTTGTTGGCCGAGAGCATCGCCGTGATGTTATTGTGCAGCGTCTCATCTTGGATGTTGATGTTGCCGGCGCTCACGCTCACAAAGTCGTTGTAGCTGCCCGCGGCCGAGTAGTAGACCGAACGCCCCTGCGCCACCCACACACGCCCAGAGAACGTGCTTACGGCCGGGCTGTTATCCGTGGTTGCTACAGCCGTCGCAATTGCAGCGCCCGTGCTAAACGCAATGGTGGGCGGCGAGGTGTAGTTGATGCCGTTGTTGCTGAAAACCAACCCGATAACCGCATTGCCTTCAACAATTGCCGTGGCCGCAGCGTTAGTGCCTCCGCCACCCGTTATGGTAACCGTGGGGGCCGCTGTATAACCAGTGCCGCCACTCAGCACGTAAGCGCCCACAGTGCCCTTGGCGAAGCTCAGCGTGCTTACTACAGCGTTTGCATTGGTGCCGCCGCCACCCGTGAACGTGACCGTGGGAGGCGACGTGTAGCCCGTACCAGCCTCAGTAAACAACAGCCCGCTCACGCCATTGGCCGTCATTATCGCTTGGGCAACAGCCTGAACGCCACCTGTCTCGTTAGGCGGTCCAATAGCAACCGATGGCGCAGAGGTGTAACCCGATCCGCGGTTCACCATTCCGTAACCGGAAATCGAACCGATGGACACAACATTGGTGCCGTCCCAATTGAACAGCCCCTTTACGGTGTCGCAAATCAAAATGCGGTCAGTCTTCCACTGCGCAATACGCACACCAGAAGCCGAAAACTTAGCCGCAGCGGCAACCGTTCCCGTAGCGCCCGTGTCCACGCGATAATACTGAGCACCACCGTTGGTGAAGAACGCTATGATGTAATCTACGTTCTTGATGTTGCAGCTATAGCAGGCAGACGGCGTGCCAGACCAAGTGAACAAGTCGGCGCTCTGTACGCCAAGCGTTTTAAGGTTGCCAAACCCAATGGGCTGCACATTCTCAAGCCAAGCAAATTGGTCGCTATCAATGGCCGTGCGGTTAGCTTGGGTGTTTACACCCTTGAAGTTCTTGACGACCTGATAGGATTTTTTCTGCTCTGCTGCGGCCATATCAATACGGAGAGCTATAAGGGTCAGGCATCCGGCGAGTAAACGAAGTGTTAATCACCGACAAAGCCTTAGCCTTGTATTGGTTGAGGAATATCTCAGACTCGCCGTAAGACTGCTCTTTGAACTTGGCCAAATGGCAGGCGTAGTACGGCACCGGGTCCGTCCATGGGCTGATAATCGGGTCCGTTGCTGTGCTAGTGGTCAGCGCCGTGGGCAGGATGATGGTGTCCAACTCCATTTGGTACACCTGATCCGGCACCGGCCCTAGGTAGAACGACTGCTGCCCAAAGATAGAGAACGCAATCGGCCGACCATAGTAATTCTGCCAGAACCGCAACTCGGAATTAAACTGGGTCCAAGGCATGTAGCGCAAAGGTATGCGCGTGTTGCCCCAGATTAAATTGATGTTGAGGATGTCCATCGTTTGGATGCCGCTAGGCAAATCGTTAAACGGATAGACTTCTTGGTTTGTTACGGTAGGTTCTGCTTGAATAGTGCGCAGACAACCAGTATCGCGCACCAGCCTTTCGCGGCCAGAGTTAATGTAATCGGTTAATTCGTCATCGGTCCAGAAGTTGGCGTTAGCATCATGCAGAAGCCTGCGGCATTGCGTGATGTAACTTGAAAGCGTTGCCATCTAAACTCCACCTCATGATACAAGCGCAACAACCTTTGGCCGTTCTTCGCGCGGTTCCTCAGTGGCAATAACAAACCGATCTAGCCGCTTCAAGGCGGCAGGAACGTCATTAGACGTTACCGCCCACCCTAGCCTGGCAAGCACGGGTACGCGATCAACCAATCCGTACCCAAAGACGTGCCGCGCAACTTCCAAAGGTACGTTGACGGACTTGCCGGCCGGGAACGTGTACTTGTCCCCATGCCACATATCCTCAAACGTCTCTTTGGTTGCGTTAGTCACCCACACTTCGCTCATAGCGAAACAATGTCGCCATAAACGGAAATGTTCACCGCTGAGTTAGCCACAGCCGTACCCACCTTAACAAACAGCACAGGCGCTGCGTAAGCCGTGGTAGCCGCTGCGGCAATGAGCGTCAGGTCTTGCCAA